CGCTAAAGACGGTGAACGTGCGAAAGCATCACTTAAACGTTGGAAGTGTTAATCATGGCTACTAAACCCGGTCTGTACGCAAACATTCACGCTAAACGTGAACGCATCGAAGCAGGTAGTAAAGAGAAGATGAGAAAGCCCGGCACAGAGGGTGCGCCCACAGCCAAGGCTTTCAAACAAGCTGCTAAGACAGTTAAGAAAGGTAAATAATGCCTCGTGCCGCTGACTATCTACTGCCAAACCAAACGAGTTCGCCTAATTACTTAAAAAGCATAGGCAAGTCAATTGTCCGTGGCGTACCCCAATTGGCTACAGGTTTTGTGGATTTAGCATCATTGCCATTTACGGCTACTGGTTTAATTAGACCGGATCAAGCGGTAGGCAGCACAGAGTATCTGACCGCAAGGGGTTATTTGCCGCCTAAGCAGGAAGGCTTTGTAAACGAATCTGCTGAATTGCTATCGGGGGCGTTAAACCCAGCGGTAGGAATGATGGCATTAGGCACAGCCGCTACTAAAGGTTTGAAAGCTGCTAGTAAAGCTGGAAGTAAGGTTGCTAAGACAGAATTTGAGTTAGCGCATGAGGTTGCACAGAGAAACGCAACATTGCCTATTGAGCAAGGTGGGTTAGGTCTACCTGCAAACAATACCGCAATGGATCGTGCCAAGGCAATGGGTTATGACCTAGACGTATATCACGGCACAACAAGCCCAAACATTGAGGCGTTTGACCCAATGATGTCTGCGAACGCCAGAAAGAAAACAGGCATTTGGGGTAGTGAAAATCCTGAGTTAGCAAATACCTACGCTGGAAACATGGGCGGATCAGTTTACCCGCTGATGATGAAAAGCAAAGGAATGGCTGAAGTTGACGCAGCGGGTAGCAATTGGTCAAGAATCCCTGCTGACACAATGATTAAACACTCTGACGGCACAGAAACCCCAGCAAGAGACATAATCACTAACCTATACTCAGAAACCACTAATACAAACGACATAGCTCGTTTTGCAAGACAGCAATTAGACAAGGGCGTGAGGTTTAAAAATATCTCAGATATTGGCGCAATGTCCCGTTGGGCTGGTGACGTACCTGAGACTGCAACCAATGTCACAACATTTAAGCCAGAAAACGTCAGATCAAGATTTGCTGCATTTGACCCAATGAAGAAAGACTCAGCAAATATCTTAGCAGGAACAGCCGCAGGTGGAATTGGTCTATCAAGTCTATATGGCAATGCACAAGAAACACCAGATCAAGTCGTAGAGCCAGACATATTCTCTATTCTGTATAAATAACCTTGTGTTAACATTGCTTAAACAGGATGGTTAACAAATGGCAAACCCAGTAGGAAGACCAAGTAAGTACGATCCAGCTTTCTGTGAAAGAGTGATTGAGCTTGGCAAACTAGGCAAGAGCGTAGAGCAAATAGCGTGTGAGTTAGGGTTATCCACTAGGGTTATGTATAAGTGGCGTGACGAACACGAAGAATTTATGCACGCCATGGAAGAAGCTAAGGAATATGAGCAGTATTGGTGGGAAACCATTGCTCAGACTCACATGATCGAGGACAAGGATGCTCCTAAGCTGAACGCATCAATCTGGTCTAGGTCAATGGCAGCTCGATTCCCCAAGAAATACCGTGAATCCGTTAAGCAAGAGATTACGGGTGCGGATGGTTCACCATTACTCGCAGGTATCCAAGTATCCTTTGTAAAGCCAAATGACACTAGCACAAGCAATAGCGAAGGCTGAGTTTCCAGAGAAGCTCAAATGCTTATTTGATCCACCAAGCTCACGCTATCGAGTTTTGTACGGTGGGCGAGGTGGTGCTAAGTCTTGGGGTGTCGCTCGTGCTTTGCTCATCCTAGCGGCTAAAGACAAGCTCAGAGTGTTATGCGCCCGTGAGTACCAAACATCCATTAAGGATTCGGTACATAAGCTACTATCGGATCAGATTCAAGACTTAGGGCTTGATTCATTCTATGAGATTACCCAAGCGTCTATCCGTGGCAAGAACGGGTCAGAGTTCTTTTTTGTTGGACTCAAGAACAATATCAGCAATGTAAAGTCCTTTGAGGGCGTAGACATTTGCTGGGTTGAGGAAGCTCAGACGGTATCCAAGACAAGCTGGAACGTGTTGATCCCGACAATTCGTAAAGAGAAGTCTGAGATATGGGTGACGTTTAACCCTGAGCTAGAGACTGATGACACATTTCAGCGATTTGTTGTCCATTCGCCGAAAGACTGCGTAATAGAGAAAATCAACTGGTCTGATAACCCTTGGTTTCCTGACACGCTGAGATTGGAGAAGGATGATTTAAAAGAGCGTGACATTGAGGCATATAACACGGTCTGGGAAGGAATCTGTAGGCAAACTGTAGACGGTGCTGTGTTTGCTAAAGAGATGCAAAGCGCAGAGTTAGAGGGGCGGATTATGAAAGTCCCCTATGACCCGTCTAAACCTGTTCACGCAGTATTTGACTTAGGCTGGGCTGACGCTACGGCTATTTGGTTTATCCAGTTTATCGGCATGGAGATTCATTTAATCCGGTATCTGGAAGACACGCAGCGCACGATCAGCCATTACTTGTCGGTTATGCAAACCTTTGGATATGTCTACGATACCCTTTGGTTGCCCCATGACGCACAGAACAAAACCTTAGCGTCCAATGGTCGCAGCATTGAGGAAATCGTGAGGGCAGCGGGTTATAAAGTGCAAATTACCGCAAAAGTCCCTGTTTCTGATAGCATTAACGCAGCAAGAACGGTATTTCCAAAGTGTTATTTTGATCGTGAAGAATGTGCAGACGGTTTACAATGTCTTAGGCATTATCGTTATGACGTAGACCCTGACACTAAAATGTTCAGCAAATCACCTTTGCATGACCAGTATTCGCATGGTGCTGACGCATTTAGATATATCGGTTTAGTAGTCAACGAGCCTAGAAAAGCTAAGAAACAAACAACGTATCAATTACCTGCAAGTTGGATGGGATGATGGAAAACGAAAACGATCCACGAATTAACGAGGCGATAGAGTTTTTGCGTCTATCCTCCGAAGCAGATTCTACTAACCGTAGCTCCGCACTCGAAGACTTAAAGTTCGCTGCTGGAGATCAATGGCCTACTGAGATTCAGAATAGCCGTAACTTGGAAGCTAGACCTTGCCTCACGATCAACAAGATTGATCCGTACATTCGGCAAGTGACTAACCAGCAGCGTCAAGCTCGTCCACGCATTAAAGTGCATGGGATGAATACGCAATCTGATGAGAAACTAGCTGAGATTCTGACTGGTGTAATTCGTCACATTGAAGTCAATAGCGATGCTGACCAAGCCTATGACACAGCGTTTGATTACTCTGTGCGTATGGGTTGGGGCTACTTCCGTATCGTGACCGATTACATCCGTGATGACTCGTTCGATCAAGAGATTTACTTCCGTCCGATTGAGAACCCTTTTACGGTTTATTTTGATCCTAACTCAGTCATGCCTGACGGTTCGGACGCTGAACGTTGCTTAATTACTACGGTTGTAGATAAGAAAACGTTTAAAAAGATGTATCCGGATGCTGACGAAGGCAACTTTACCTATCGTGGCACAGGTGATAGCTCCGCTGAATGGGTGATGAAAGAGGATATTCGAATTGCTGAATACTTCTACACCGAACGCAAAGCTGCGAAGTTAATGCAACTGAGTGACGGAACAGCGGTATATCAAGACGAAATGCCCTCCGAAGACATACTTAGAATGGCTGGTATTACAGTCGTGAGTGAGCGTGACTCTATCCGTAAGCAGATCAAGTGGTGCAAGTTGACTGCGATGGAGATTCTTGAGGAACGGACATGGCCCGGCAAGTATATTCCTATCGTCCCAGTCTACGGTCAACAGCTCGTTGTTGATGGCAAGCGTAAGAAATACGGCTTGGTTCGCAATGCCAAAGACCCGCAGCGTATGCTTAACTTCTGGCAAACGTCTATCACCGAGTCTGTCGCACTTGCTCCAAAGGCTAAGTGGTTGATGGCTGAAGGTCAAGACGAGGGACACGAATTAGAGTGGGCGGCGGCTAACATTAAGTCTAGTCCCGTCCTACGATATAAGCAGAAAGACATTGAAGGTCAACCTGCACCAGCTCCAGCTCGTCTGCAACCTGAACCACCTCCAGCGGGTATTCTTGCTGCAAGTGCGTCAATCAATAATGACTTGCAAGCTGTATTGGGTATCTTTGACCCGAATCAGCTACCGCAAGGCAATATGTCTGGTAAGGCTATTAACGGTCAACAGCAACAGATTGATCTGACTAACTTCCATTATTTTGACAACCTGACACGCTCGATCCGTTACGCTGGCAAGATTCTGCTTGATCTGATCCCCAAGATTTATGACCACGAACGTGTGATGCGTATCATTGGGTATGACAATCAGCCTGAGTTAGTCGTGCTGAACGAGCGCACAGTCGATGCTGCTGGCGTGACTAAGATTCTCAATGATGTGACAGTCGGAGAGTATGACGTTGTGATGGAGACTGGCCCGAGCTACAACAGCAAGCGTCAAGAAGCCGTTGCCAACATGATGCCATTGTTGTCTGCAAGTCCAGACCTGATGAAGATTGCAGGTGATTTGGTCTTTAGGAACATGGATTTCCCCGGTGCGGACATTATCGCTGACCGTCTAGCTGCTGCTAACCCATTGGCTAACATTGACGAGAAGTCAGATATTCCTCCACAGGTGCAAATGCAGCTTGCTCAATCTAAAGAGCAAATGCAAATGATGCAACAGCAAATGCAGCAAATGGAACTCATGCTCAAGAGTCGTGCTGACGTTGTTGCGTTGCAGCAAGAGGGCGAAACCAAGCGTAAGTTAATGGATGTGACTTCACGGGCGCATAATACTGAGACGATTAACGAAGCTAAAGTTAATCAGACGATTATGAACGCAATGGTGTCGCAGAATAAGACTGAGCTAGACGCATTGACCAAGATGTTATTGGCAAATATGGATATTAGCCAATTACAAAATGAGATTGCAATTAGGGATGCTGAGAAAATGGAAATGGCACGTTTCGCTGAAGGCGAGATTCATACCGAAACTAGCCCATTTATTCAGCGTTGACATTTGCTAAAATAGGATTATTATTACTACATCTTACCAGTTAGATAAAACTGGGTTAATTCTT